AAATTCATGTCATTTGGATGCATGTCATATGATTGAAACATATCATCAGCAAGGCTCATTCCAGGTAGAGGTACTGGAATATTCTTGACACGTTCAACTTTTCTAAAGCGAAAGTAATCATCAATTCTTTCAAAGTTTTTGAAATAATTCATTATCATGTTTGCAGCATAAAGAGAATCTTCTTTATTAAGAATCATAATAACCGAAACTGCCTGCTCAAAATCAAATCTAGTCTAACCGATGTAATCACTCCATAACCTTTCTGTTTATCAGGGAGAACAATAGGAGAATTTCCTTTCCAATGAATATAAACTATACTATCATAAGGAATAGCATTTGTCAAGTTTTTTGCTTGCAAATAAATTAATTTTTTTATATGTCTTTCGGTCATAGGTTATCCAAAAAAATCTTCAAGTGTTGCCTGTGTACCATATGATCTATCAATGTCCCAGCCGATCTGTCGGACAATGAACATCAATGGTTCTACAAATGCCTTTTCAAACTGAAGATCATAATCAATATATGATGAAATCTCCAATTCTTTTGGCAGTTTGCTGATAAAAGAAATAACATTAGATTGTAATGGATTGGGTTTTCTGAGGTTTAGAAATTTAATCTTCTCACCTTCCTGAATCAATGGAAACTTGGAAATCAATTTTTGTTTTCTGAGAAGATAGTTATAGACCAATGCGCCTTTGCAGTGCATTGGCGTACCTTTCTGAAAGATTGATGATGGATCTCTCCACTTTTCAAGACCATTGACTGATCTTGGAAATGCAATCTCTTCAGGAGAAAGTTGCATGAATTCTTTTCGGAAATCTTGAATGAAGGTATTGATTTGTTTCTCATTACCTTGCATGATCACCTTCAGTGCTTCCTTGATCTTTTGGCGACACGGATAAGGAGTAGAAGATTTGACTGCTTCAATGCCCATAATTTTAAGTTGTGGTTCAGAATAACGAACACCTTCAATATCCCATGCATTGAGAATGTAGCGTTTCTTTGCAACCCAGATGCCTTTGTCGGCAATCACTTCTCTTTTCATTTGCATTTTCTGTGCAAATGCGTTCATGTATTCTTTGAGTTCTTGATAACATTTGTCAATGTAAGGCTCAATCTTTTCTTTTGCAACAGTATCAAGAAAGTTTACTACCTTGTCAGTAGAAGGATTCTCAAAGACTTTATTGATTAAGTTATCAAAACAAATATAAACCGAATCAGTGTCAGATGCAATCACATAATCTTCATCTTCGGTTTTGAGCAATTCATTCAAATACAAGTTCAGTTTCTGTTCAATCCAACGAATAGAAAGTTGACCAGCCGTAGTCACACCTTCAGCAATTGCAAGGTCATAATACCGAAACCATTCATTACCAATTGCACCGTAAGCAGAATTCAAAGAAATCTTTCTTGCCATCTGAATGTTGTTATAACGTGAAACATCATTCAGATATTCTGGATTCTTGGTATCTTCAAATTGTTGTTTGGCATGAAGCATCTTCTTCTTGTATGTTGTGCGGTCATCATACAATTGCTGCATCATGGCAGGAAGAAAACCTTGTTTGTCAATCTTGAACTTTGAACCATTTGGTGTCATTGTTAGTCCTTTGTCTTTCAAGAATTCAGTATCAAATTCTTGTGAAACAAACTGACCAATTTTTGTGTCACCAAAATTCACACCATCATCAACAATAGTTTCTGGAGAAATATTGTATTGAATAATCAGATGTGGATATAGAGAATTCAAGTCAAAAGAAAGAACCCATTTGTGTTGACCAACAGCAGGGTCTTTCACATATGCACCAGAGAACTTACCTGTTTTTGTTGATGAATCTTTTTGCGGAATAACGATATTCTTTGTTCTAAGAAAATTGTAGATTAGAATATCCCAGTACCGAACAGATGTAAAGGCATCAGCAAAATTGACTTTTGCTTCATAAGCCATAGTCATCAACAAGTCCATCAATTTCATCTTGGCATCAAGACGTTCTACCAGAAGAACATCTTGAATGTTGTAATCAATGAAAGACTGATAATCTTTGGTGTACCATTCTCGGAATGTTTCGTAAGGATTTTCATCTTTACGTTCACCAAGTTCTACAAAAGCAATATGGTCTAACTTGTATGACTCTTGATTGGAATAAGTGAACTTCTGATAAAGTTGTTGATAATCAAGATTTGAAACACCCATGATTTCAAAAATAGTGGTTGTCTTACCAAACTTACCATTAATCTTTCGTTCATTAACAATATTCCAAGTTGATAATCTCTTCAACTGTTTATCACCAAGAACACGCTTGATACGATTACAGATATATGGAATATCAAAGAATTCTGTATTCCAACCAGTGATTGCATCTGGTTGAACAATAGACCACCAATCAAGAAAACTAGTCAGCAATTCAATTTCATTTTCACACTGATGATACTGAACAAATTCATTATTGGTTGAATATTCTCCAATACCCCAAACAATAATGTCATCATAGCCATATCTCTTGACTGTGATGGAAAGCATTTCTTCTACTGCAAGGTCTTGATTAGGAAAACCATTCTCACACTGGACTTCTATGTCAAGAGTGTAGACTTGCATCAGAGAACGGTCAAAACGAATGTCCTGATAGTTTTCAGCAATATAAGTGTAGATGAATTGATTGAGGCCGTAGACTAGATTTGGTTGATTCTCATACTGAGCAACAAACTCTTTTGCTTCTTTTATGGTTTCAAACCGAATGGGAGAAACAGGAGAACCTTCCAGAGTTGTAAACTTGGAAGGTTTTTTGGATGGAACATATAAGGTAGGTTTGTATTTAATTTTAGTATTAAATCGCTCACCGTCACGAACACCTCTAACAAAAATGTTGTTGCCCCATTGTGCAACGTGGGTGTAGAAATTCATAGCAAATACCTTTTAGTGTAAAAGGTTATTATAATCAAATAATTTTGAAATGTCAAGTTTTTTATTCTTGTCTTTTCTTTCCTATGTTGTATTTAGTCTCTAAAATCCAATCGTCTTTCTCTTTGAAACCAATAATCTTGATTTGAGAAAGAGGTGCTTTGGGTTCAGAGTTTCCATGAATTGTTACCAAATCCCAATCTTGCAATAATCCAGCAATTGCATTTCTACGAGAAATGTCATTCTCACTGATATTGGTGTCTTTACCATCTAGTGCAAAAAGTTCTTTGAAGTGAACAATATAATATTTGCCTTGTTTATGTAAAATATGACACGATTGAAATAATTTCTTTTCTTTTCTTGATGCAACACCAATACGGGATAGTGTTTCACGAACCTTTAGAAAATCATCAGGTTCTTTTATTGCAACTTCTAGCATGTTATCAATCATTTTCTTCCACCTTTATTCAAACTATCTTTGATAGCAGTAATTTGTTCATCAGATAGTAGTTCAAGAGCAGACTTGGCCTTTTCATCACTATAACCATAATACTCTTTCACATACTCCAGATCCTTGATCTTATTTGCTTTCAACCACGGTGCAAATCTTTTCTTGGGTCTAATTGTATTTATAAAAAAGTCAAATTTGAGTTTACTATCAATTTGATGATGAACATTCATTTCATTTGCAAACATTATGGTGTCTTGAAATGAAGATAAGATATGATTGACAACATATGCTGGATACTTCTTTTCCCACATTGGATCATCAGAATCCATCAAGTTTTCTTTTGTGAAGTTTATTGCATTCAAATACTCCTTTAGTTCATAACTCATTTGAACCTCACATTTGACATAATCTCTGTCATACATGCAAGTAAGTTAATTTCTTGGTCAGCCACAAATGCAGACTTATATTGATAATCCGCAATAATTAAAACCAACTGTGGAACACTAGCAGGTTCCAATCGTTCATATAGAGTATCGTAAATTTTACGATAGATTCTAGTAGGATCATTGTCAAGATTATTTGCAACCCATTTCCTCATGTTACCAAATTCTTTTTCTTTAAGAAATCCTGTCATCTCTTTCAGGTTCTCATCAGAAATATTCACAAGTATACCAGCATCAATTTCACCTGATGCTGAATATCTTTGCAACTCATTTAAACATCTTCTCCAATCAGGAAAGAATTTTTCAATAATTCCTGCAACAGCCTTTGGATTAAACTTGACATTTTCTTCTTCTAGAATATCAGTGATTCTTTTGAAGAATTGTGCTGCAAGTTTAGGTTTCTCTTCATTTGGTATTTTAAACTCAACAACAGAACATCTAGAATGCAGCGGTTCAATGATACGATTCTTAAAATTGCAAGTTAAAATGAATCCACAATTTTTATGAAACTCTTCAATGAATCCACGAAGTGCAGGCTGTGTTGATTGAGGATTTAGATAATCTGCTTCATCAAGAATTACAAACTTTCTATTAGTATCAAATGAAACAGTAGATGCAAAGTTTTTAATCTTGTTTCTGAGAACATCAATACCTGATTCTTCAGAACCATTGATCATCATATGTGTTGCACCAATTTGATTCAACATTGCCTTAGCAACAGTTGTCTTACCTACACCAGGACCACCTGAAAGCAAAAGATTTGGAATATGCTCATCATCCACAAATTGTTGAAATGTATCCTTCAATTGTGACGAAAGGATACATTTCTGAATAGTATCTGGGCGATATTTTTCGCACCACAAATAATTTTTCATAACAAAAACTCCAAAAGGATATTATCAATTAGATTCAAGAGCAATATAATATTCTAAATCTTGTCCTTTGTGTTTGAAGTGTGAAATACCTACGCTTGCCAATTTGATTTGATAATCACCAGGCAACAATTTTAAATTCTCAGTTTTAAAACATGATGTTTGATTTGTCTTTGAAGTATCACCTACTGACAATGAAAAAGTATTTGATGTTTCATTTTTACGGTCAGTAACAGTCATTGTAACTTCACCAGTTTCAAAAGAATTAACTATCAAATCTGGAACACCAAGAACAGCCGCAGAGCGTTGAATTTGTCCAAACTCTTCTTGTGTCAATGTAAATTCAACATCAACTTCAGGCATATGGATATCTGTTTTTGGTTCTTTGACCATATCGGTGGGAGTGTAGAAATACTTAATAGAAGTTCTACTGCCTTCTTCCTGAATATTGACAAATTTATCTTCAAAGTTCAATACAGGTGTTTTGAACAAAGATAGTGCTGATAAAAATTCATTCAGATCATAGATTGCACATTCAACCTCAAATACTTCTGGAATCTGTGCAATGGCAACAATGTTTTTCATTGCGCTCATTGTTGCAACAGTGTTTCCTTTTTTAATCAATAGATTAGAATTGATTGTTGAAAAATTCTTCAAAATCTCACGGGTTTCATTACTTAGTTTCATTCGTTTCTCCATAGTTTAAATCATGAACATGCAATGCCATTATTGCATAGTGTATTACCTTGAGCAAATCTTTACGATTATACCCATCTTTTTTACCATATCTCTGAGCATATTTCAAGATATTTCCAATACAAAAGCCTTCACCATGACCTGAATCAATGATAAATTCTGTTGCTTGGAATTGATTTTGAGAATAGTGCTGTCGGTAGGTCTTGTTAATATAATTAACAATTTCTAGAATCAAATTGTCTTCATTATATTTGTAGTTGATTTTGTCCACAAGTACATCCTATAAAGGCACTCCGAAGAGTGCCTGTTTCATAATCAGTTAATAGAAATCAATCTAGGTCGCTTCTCATCAGGAATGATTCTTTCCAGATGAATCTTCAACAAACCATTTACCATGCTTGCATCCTTGACAAATACATCTGATGCAAGAGTAAATGTTCTGTTGAATTGACGTTTAGAAATTCCTTTATGTAAATATACATCATCGGAATCCTTTGTCTCAACATTTTTCGCAATCACAGAACGAATAGAAATCCTATTTTCCTTTGTTTCAATTTCAATGTCATCTTTCTCAAATCCTGCCACAGCCAATTCAATGGTGAAATTTTCATCATTGTGTTTAATAATATTGTATGGTGGATAATTGGAAGTTGAAACATTATCAAAGAGTGAATCAAAGATGTTATCAAATCCTACACTGAGTGTTCGGAAATGATGAGGATCGTAGGTTGTAATATTGCTTGTCATGTTATTCTCCTTTTAGAAAGCAAGATAAGAGA